GAATATTTAAGAAAATCTCTTGAAGAATTAAACAAAATTGAAAACCATTTTGCAGTTCATAAAACTGCCACCCAAATTACATGGACAAACGCACGTATTCCTGGCGTTAGGGTTATAAGAGATTCTCAAGGTGGCGCTCCGACTATTGAAATAACTTTACCAAGCGTTCCCAAAACTGGAGTTATTCCTTCACTTAAGTTTTCTGTCGATGCCCCAGTTGAAACCGTTCTTCAATATCTTGACATTCTTGAAGATGCAATCAACAAAGATCGTGGTGCCCAGGAATTAAATTTCGGAGCAGGAATGGAGAACAATATTGGCTGGTTGGTGAGAATTGAAGGTCTCACAAAAGCCAAGGCGTCTTTAAAAACAGCTGCATTAAAAGACATTGCTACGCTACGTAAAGCTATTCAAGACATACCCGAATGGTCTAGATCTACGGGGATTGAACTTGTTCGTCCCGACTCTTTAATTCCTGGTGTCAGGGACAACATTGTTCCTATTGACAGAAACGCTAGTGACATTCAAGACCTGTTTTGGGACGAAGAGCAATGGCCGGGCAGGGAAGAAGCTTCTTCGGTTGCTTCAAACATTTTTGCAGAGCTTGATGATTTTGACCCAACGGAAGGGCTCACCCAAGATCAAACAATCCTTAACAATATCCCGGTAGACGATCCCGTTCTTAGACAGCAGATCATCGATGTTCTTAAAGAAGCGATAGAAAACGAATTAAAAGGAAGCAAAAAATTTTCTCTTGCTTCTGACCTTAAATACGTAGTTGATGTTATTGAAGGCCGAGGCGAAGTTAAGCGCCTTGCAAAAGTTGACGACGTTCTTGAACAAGCAAAGCCACCGACAGCCAAGAACACCCGGGCTGACTATGTAATTATCCCTTGCGGTGCTGCCAAGGGTCCGGTTGCAACTACGGCTGCCGAAATGTACCAAGGCTCAATGTTTAAAGATGCACTGGCTACGGCTCGTGAAATGTTTGACGACGACCGCATTTACATCATCAGTGCTGAGTACGGCCTCCTTCGTCTTGATGACGTTATTGAACCATACGACAAAAAGCTTGGCGACCCTGGCTCCGTTGACAGTACAACCATCTCTATGCAATTGCGCGACGAGGGACTTAAGAGGGGATCCAGTATTCTTTCCTTGCTCCCCAAGGAGTACCACAACTTATTGCAGCGTGGTGTAGAAGGACCAATAAAAGCCAACCCCAACAAACTTACCGTTGAACAATATTTTGCAGGGACAAGGGGAATTGGTGAACAAAAGGGCCGTCTGTCCAATCTTCGTAAAGAAACAGCTGCACAAAGAGCAGAAGCTGCTGCAGATGGTGCAGCCCTCATTGACCCCGAGCTTGAACAGCTTGCTAACAGCGTTGCCCAAGATCCTGCGTTGTACGCAAACTTTAGAGGCCAAGTTGAAGAACGTGCCATGTTGGAGCGTGACATTGAGTCAATGCGTAACCCAACACCCGAAGACATTGAGACATACCGCAAAGACGCACAGGCCAAAGCACAGGAAGAAGTACGTACCTATGCTGGTGTCCTTGAAGGCATCGGCGGCAAGTGGGACCGTGCCAATGATTCCGTAACATTCTATGTCAATGTACGTTCCGGTACAGCCGAGTGGGAATGGTGGGACAAGCTTGACTCACGTGAACGCCGTCGTCTCGCCCGTACATATTTCCGTTCAACTACGGAACGCAGCACCGCAGCCAAGGGTCCAAAGCTTATCCGTGTTGCAGATAACATTGACCAGCTAGCCGACCCTTACGGTCTCACACCTGACGAATGGGGCCAGCAGTTTCTTGAAACTGTACGTGAATACGAACGTGCCAAGAAGGCGCTAAAGGAAAGCAAGAGCAAGAACTTCGACCCTCTTGCCGCAATCGACGAGAACCCTGAACTTCAGCAGGCACAGGATTACCTTGACCGCTTGATTAACGAAGAGGGTGTTGACAATGATCTTGTAACTGTTGTCAATCGTGCTCGGGAAATCCTTGGCGACAACGAAATCCCATCTTTGCGTGTCATTGCTGATAAGCCAACCGACGTAGTGCCGGAACGCAAGATCTCTGATCCGACCGTTCGTCGTGCCGCCTACGAAGCTGACGTCATTAACGCAATGGCCAAAGACGCAACAAAGAAGATGCGTGCTGCCCAGCGAGCAACTGAACGCCTGGCAGCCTTTGAAGAGTTTATTGTTCAGTCGGAAAAGTATCGTGGAGAAGCGGAAAGGCTGATCCAGCTTCAAAAGACCGGCACCAAGGCTCGTCTTGCTTTAGCAAAGAACGCTGCTACTCAATCTGCTTTGCGTGAAAAAATTAAAGATAAAAAGAAGAAGGCTCGTAAGCTCAAGATCATTGAGAACCGCCTGGAATCTTCTCAAACTCTTGCCGACATTCAATCAATGGGTGGAGCTGCCCCGTTGCGAGTTGCAATGGAAGGTGGCTACCCGTCAGAACAGTTTGCTGTAGGCCTTCCCGACGGTGAAGATTTCCAGTTCCAGGGGCCAATGTATGTACCTACTGGTCGCCCTGCAGTCTTTACGGGCGGCTTGGCAATGGACCTCCAGCGAGCTGGTCTTTCCGGATTTGAAATCCTGACAAGCGAACACTATCGAGACGGTGATCGCCAAACAATCTTCTCTATTCGTGGCGTTGCTGCACGACTAGGTAAAGACGTGGGCCGCATGAGCTCCAACGAATCGTACCGTATGCTTGTTGCACAGTTTGGCAATACAGGTATTGAAGTACTTGGTGAGGATTTGTCACGTTCGCTTTACGAAAAGGCTTACCAAAAAGTCTCACGCATGAGTGAAGACGATCTCAATCAATCCGTAGTTCGTGTTGGTGCTGACATTGCAGAAGCTGAAGGCGGAACAGCAGCTTTTTCTTCCGGTGTGCCCAACCCAAAGGCCGCTTTCAACGCTGCGCTTAAAGAAGAATACGGTCGTCTTGTTGTTATTGAGATGGCGAACCGTGGATTTAAAGCTATTGATCCGTACAGCAAAATTACTTCACGTATGCCGATTGCTCGCGTTACTCATGAAACTATGTTTGTTCCTACAGGTTTCTCTGAAGCTATTGCAAAGGTTGAGGCTGTCATTGACCCAGCTTCATGGAACGGATTTCTTCGTGGTGCCCACAAGGTAACAAGCCAATTCAAAACATCAACCCTTGTGTTGTCTGTCGCCTGGCAGCTTGGCGACCTTTTCTCCAACATGATTATTGCTCAAATGAGCGGTGTCAATGTGGTGGACATGATTCGCCGCATGAAGGAAGTTAAGGCTGAAGAGTACGGCCCTGGTCTACGCACCCTTGTAGATGCAACTTCAGAATTGCCAACCCCTACCCCCAAGATTCGAATTGCTAAAGAATCACCAATTCAGGACATTAGCGCTTCTTTGGCTGACCGCCGGTACTTGTACAACATTCCGGAAGGAAACGCACTTCCTCCATTGCTGACTCGTTTGACAGGAAAGCAATACCCGGAAGCCGTTCGTGGCCGAGGCGTAATCAACACTTCGTTCAAGATCAACGAAACAATCAACCGTATTCAGCGTCACGCCTATTTCCTTGAAGTTCTTGATACCAAATTAAAGGCTAAGGGTGTTGACCTTGACACCGTTGCTGCTGACGGTTCTTGGAAGAACGATCCGGAATTGCGTAAGATTGTTCTTGAAGCTGCAGACACTGCAAACGACTTCTTGGGTGACTTTGCTGACCTTTCGATGAGTGAACGAAAGTATGTGACCCCTTTTATTCCTTTCTACGCATGGACAAAGCACATCCATAAAGTGTTCATGATGCTCGGTTCCGACAGCCCGCAGTCTCTTCGCTGGTACATTTACATGGGAACACTTGTTTACGATCCCGACGAAGACCCCATGGGCTTGCGATACGGCAACCCAACATGGTTCGGCGGAGCATTCTCAACAAACATTCTTAACCCGTTTGGTGACGTTTTCGGTGGTCCAATTGGTTCAGTCCTTGCCGACGAGGATGTTAGGCCAGCGCTTAACACCCTTGGCCCCGTACCACGTATTGGTGCTGCGGTGCTGACTGGAAGAAATATTGCCAAAGGCTTCCAGCCGATTTCTAGGCCGTCGGGAAGTGGTGCGTACACACTCAGCGGATCAGAAATTTCACCGCCACTTCTTCCTTTTACTCGCCCACGTGAATTGCTTGGATTTACTGCACAGCAGTTCCCAATTGTTAGCCGCGCCATGAACGTTGCACCCGGATCACGCATTCCAGGTACTCGCATTGCCCTTGGTCCGGTTGCTCGTTACGACACTGGCGAAGTTCGTCTCAACCCACGCACTCGTCAACCCAATGTCAAGTACGGTGGCAGGTTGGCAGCTGTTGGACGCTTGTTCTCTCTTCCAGGTATTCCGTACCAGGCAGATAGTCAAATTGAAGATGTGATGCGTAGTGCTCGTGACCGTCTGCGTACTATTGAAACCCTCAAGCGCCGTAGGGCCATTGAGACTGGTGATACGGTGCCCTGATGGAATACAGCGTGATAGTGAAGGGCCAGCGCCCCTGGACAACTAACCAGGAGCGTAAGAAGGGTTCCCACTATCAGCGGGCTGCCATTACCAAGTGGTGGAGGGAGGCGTTCCGAGACGCTGCGCTTGAGGCCGGGATTCCCCATTTCCGGTCTATCCGTATCGAGGTTACCCCAATCCTGCCTGACCGCAAGTTTCAAGACACTGGGGCCTGCTACCCCACAGCCAAGGCAGCTATTGACGGGCTGGTAGACGCTGGTGTAGTTGACGACGATGCCCCTGGATACGTCCCTACCATTACCTTTCACGCTCCTGTATTATCTAAAGAGGCAGGATTAGAGCTGCTCATTATCCCCGAAGGTATTTAGAACAATGGCAGTAAACGATTCAGGATCAGCAGCAAAAAAACGTCTTGCAGAAGAAAAAGCAGGCCGGGGGCGTAACCGCCGAGACAAATACGGCAATTCAGGGTTTGGCGAAACATTCAGCGGCGTCATGAAAAAAGATCAGGCCAAATTAAACGCAACAAACAAAACCCTTCCGCCTTATAATCGCGGTGCGGCTACCAAATACAACAAGCGCGGCAATATCACCGAAGTCACCTACGGATACACAGATAATGAAGGTCGTCGGGAGATGAAAAAGTAAAGTAATGCTTCGTCCACCCGTCACGCCTAAGAAGAGAACTTTCCAGGATGCCCCGGAAATTGTTACTCCTGCCTGGCTAGAAGCACTTACCAACAGAAAAACTGCTGCGACTCCACAAGCGCCATCAAGACCAAATCCCGGCACGGGGGAAATGGTCGACGGGGGTAAGTACGGAACCTACGATTCCAATAAGTGGGGTGGCTTGTATGGCCTGGCAGTAGATGCTGCAAAGGTTGGCGATTTTCTTGTTGGGAATCCGGCAAAATCTATGTGGCGCACTCTTAAAGGAGAAAATGCAAACACAGCTTTCAACCCGAACAGCGGGGCAAGCATTACACAACGACTTGGTGCTTTTGGCGAAGATGCCATGAACTTTGCATCCGTATTCCCTGCTATGCGGACAGCAGGAGCTGCACGTAATCCGTTTGCCCGAGTGCGTTTGCCGCAAAATATGACCGCCCCCCCGCTATATGAATATGGGCTCCACACAACAAAAAACCCATCATTAACTTACGTTGACCCCAATGTAACCAAGAACATGGGAGCGGCAAAAGACGCTTTAGATGGATACGCCTACCAATGGAGATTGAGCGACCCTAGAACTGGCGCAGGGTATGACACATTGGCTGATCGTGCAACTACGGATGCAATGGCTTGGTCTGATCGACTTTCAAACAATATGAGCATCGATTCCATTAATACCTATCTTACAAGAGGTAGGGCAGAGGGGGTAATTGATGATGCTAATCTTGCTAAAGAATTGGTTGATGGGAGAAATAAAGCGGCCGCAGTTCCAGGGCCATTGGAAATTTTTGGAAAAGTTTCTTACGATGCTGATTCTTATTTTCCCAACAGGGGAGCATATGAAGAGGCTATTAAAAATATGATCGCCAATCGCAAAAGAGAAATTGCTCTCAACAACAAAAGACTAATGTATGCGCGTGGGCTTCTTCCTGAAGGCTACAATCTTTTGCCGGAGAAGTAATGCTTCGTCCGCCTGTCACGCCTAAGAAGAGAACTCCAGCTGTCCCTGAGCAGCCGGAGATTCCTGCTGCCTGGCTAGAGGCGCTTAACAATAGCGGCACCACTGTAGCCTCAGCCAACGCTGGCACTGTTAGTCCAAGAAAACAGTTCACAAACGTCCGGCAAGCGGAACAGGCCATTGATTCCCGTCAGCAAGCCGAGGCTAACTACAGGGCATATTACGACAAGCGTGTTCCTGTAAAGACCATCGCCCCTTACATGGGTGGAGACGTCTACTCTGACTCCGTAGGGCAGATGATCAAGTTTGCGGGTGACAACCTAATCAAATACCCTTTACAGTCTTTTGGGCGTACCGCGTCTTTGCAAAACGCCGATACGGCATTGAACCCATTTAGCGGCGCAAGCACCTCGGAACGACTTATGGCTCTAGGCGAAGATGCTATAAACATTGCTAGCGTTATTCCCGGAGTTAGGACAGCTGCCCAATCCAGTGCACCCTTAAAGCAGGCTGGTAAAAACTTCTTCTCAGGCCTTGCCGCAAGTAGGGCGGCACGAGCACAAGCAAGAAGCGGGTGGACGCCACCGTTAATGCAACCATTTGAATACGCTCCTCCACGTCTTGAAGGCATTACTCGTGAAGCTCGTGAAGCTGCCGGTGATTTAGCTTTGCTTCAACAGCAATCAATGGTAAAACCTGGAATTGAATATGGTGCTTCAGCTACTGGAGTAACCGGAATGAACAGACCGGAATGGATTGAAAAACTACCTGAAGGGTTTCAACGATTTTGGCATACAAATCCGCAGGGCGCTTCTCTTCCTTCTAAATTAAGTTCTATGAAAGAAGCTGCAAGACTTAGAGGTCGACGTGGATCCGGTGCGACGCAAGCATTTAGTGGCGGTATATACAACACTGATTCCGGTGCCATGTCATTAACGTATCTTGACGACATGGGCAATCCAGTTATCAGAGATAGATTCCCGTCGTCTGTTTTGCCTAAAAATTTTGTTGATGATTTAATGCCAGGCTACGGCGTATACGACAAACCTTGGATGAGAAATGGAAGTAGCGGGAGTGTTTACGGAGAACAAATTCCATATCGAGAAATTGGAGAAGAAATCAGAAAAGCTCAATTGGATGATTTTAGAAATCAATTTGTTGGTTTAAATTCTCGCGCTAGCAATATTCCATTTCGCACTGATAGCCCATATTACGGACAAGATTTTGGTGACATGACAGTTAAAGAACTTCTTGACAGTGTCGCAACAAAAGAAGAAGCTTTGGCAATAATTAACGATTCAATTCGTCCTATAGTTTTTGAACAAAACCCTCAAAACGCTTTTGAAAGCATGTTGAAAAAGTTTGGGAATAGAAACGTTGACTACGGAATGAAAGAAGCCGCCTTAAATCAAGAAATTAGATTTAAGCATCCCGTAGTACGGGGAGCAAAAGGATCGTATTCAAAAACAGCTGTCGTGGATCCGAATAGCGGTCTTTATCTTTCTCCCAATAATAATTTCCGTCCAGCAGAAATGCCTTTTTCTGAAGGCTATTATCAACAAATAGATAATTTATCTGCACAATGGAAAGCGGATACAATTAAGCGAATACAAGATCAAATGAAAGGTTGGAAGAACACTCCTGAACAAATTGCGCTTCACATGGATGACGCCTTTTTCCAATACCTAGACGAAGTAAACCCGTATAACTATTTTAAAAATAGAGATTTGCAACCAAAATTTCAAATGGGTACACCAAATGTTGGCGGACAAAACTATTGGGATTTGCCGGTTGTTAAAGATTCTGATGGAGTGATCCAGTCCGTTGGCGACCTTAAAGCTATGGATATTAGAACAGCTGGCGGATCTAAGGAAATGTTTGAAAATCTTGCTGACGAATGGAAAGATTTTATTTATCAAAACTATCCACAGTTATCAAATGATCAGGGCGTCAACACTCAATTAGATGCTCTTAGAAACCTGCATACATCTTCAGCAAAAACAAAAGGTTATCATAATATTCAAAATGAGCTTAGTGCACTTTTAGCGCAAGCCAATTCTGAAGCGGGCATAGCAACCGACATTTTTGGTGACTTGACTCCTAAAGAACAATTTTATGATTATTTAACTGACAGCGGTTATGGCGTTATCCCCCATACCGGTGGTGAAATTATGGGCGGCGATGTTCAGCATTTATCTTTAAATGTTTTAAAACCTGAACTTTTACCGCCTTCTAGTTACGTTTCTCCTGGTGTAAATTTTGATGAGCATTTGTCTCGTCTTGCGCGGGCAAGAGCAATGCAGATGCGGTATGCAAAATCAAATTCAACAGGGCGAGAATTTGGTGATTTCTTAAACAAGCAGAAATTAAGTGAAGCTGGAAAACAAGCACGTCTTGCAGGAATCCAGTCTATGCTTGTCGGAAGCGCTAATAACACCGCACGCAACCGCTAATATGCAACTCCATTAGGAGGATGTATGACTTTAGTTTATAAGCCAGCACAAAAGCCCGAATGGCCTGTTATCCAGCAGGGGCCCCGAGTAGCCATTCCACGCAACCGTTCCAAGCCAATGGAATCCGAGATGAAGCGCTGTGTCGTTTTGCCGGACATGCAGATTGGTTACTACCGGAACCGCAAGGGGAAGATGGAGCCAACTCACGATGAGAAGGCTATCGACCTTGCGCTTGCAATTACCAAGGAAGCTAAGCCTGATGTGGTAGCCCTCGTCGGGGACAACCTGGACTTACCGGAGCTCAGCAAGTACCGCATTACCCCGGCATACCAACAGACCACTCAGGAAGCCATTGACCGCGCTTCCCTTATCTGCGCTCAGATTCGGGCCGCAGCTCCCCACGCCGAGATCATATGGCTGGCAGGCAACCACGAGGAACGCCTCCCAAACCACATCCTAGACAACGCTAGGGCCGCCTTTGGCCTTAGACGAGGAAATGTACCCGACACCTGGCCCGTGCTCTCTGTGCCCTTCCTGTGCCGTATGGAGGACTATGGGGTGGAATACCGTCCAGGCTACCCAGCCTCACACATTTGGCTTAACAACAAGATCCGGATTATTCACGGAAGCAAGGTCAAGAGCAGTGGGTCAACCGCCCACATGTACCTTGCCAATGAGAAACACAGCGTTATCTATGGACATATCCACAGAATTGAGCTGGCTTACAAGACCCGAGAGGATTATGATGGCCCACGAACCATTATGGCAGCGTCTCCAGGCTGCTTGGCACGGCTTGACGGAGCAGTTCCGAGCACTAAGCAGGGCATGGATATTGATGGTCGCCCGTTGGTATCTCATGAGAACTGGCAACAAGGGCTAGCCGTAGTAGAGTATGAAACTACCGGCAAGAATCGATTTACTTACGAGTCAATCCCTATCTTTGACGGTACTGCTTCCTGGCGTGGTCAATGGTTTAAAGTGTAGTCATGGACTTTGATCTCACCCCTGCAATGGTTGTGTGGCATGACGCCCACGTTGGAACAGACGGGTGGGAAGATTATGTCAACCTTGAAGACGACGGCCCCTGCGTAGTTAACAGTTGCGGTTTTTTGTTACCCACAGATAAGGGTGGAAAAGAAAACCACATTAGCATGGTGGCAACATTTAGCTCTGACGGTATGGTACATTCTGTGTTCCATATTCCCGTGCAAATGGTGCAACGGGTAGAAGTCTTAGTGAGGTCACATGAACTGGGAAATGCTCCTTTATTTTCTTCGCAAGGTAGTGCCATCCGGTGAACATGAGACCGAAGAACTGCTGAAGTGCTATAATTTCGTACAGCAGATCATCGACCACGAAGCTGCTTAATGGCCTGCGACCACTGTGGAGAGGTCGATCGTGCTATTACTATTTGGCCTCAGTACGTTCATGATAACTGTGAATGCTTGTGCCATCGGTGGAAGTCACGCAAGGGTCAAGAAGAACTAGCCGAACAGAAAAAGAATCGGCGCAAGAAGAAGAAATAATGTCCACACACATAGCAGATATCCCTAAGCCTTTTTACTGTTACGTTCGTAATGAGTTTCTTTACGACATGCAGAAGGGTCATGGGGAGTTCACTTCCTGCATGGTGTACGGACTTTCTTCTCTTCCCGGGAGAGCCTGGGGTCTTTCGCTGTTGCTCAACAACGGTGCAATGGTTCAGCATGTTCCGGTTCATGCAATCACATTTAACCCTAAGACCTCGCACAACCACCCACTAGATCACCTGCAAATATGGTCTTGTTACGGGTGGGATTTTGTGACGCACGAGTATGACGCACTGAAAGAGATGCCGGTCAAGGTTTACATGAAGGGCCAGTGGGAGATTGGCAGGTACATTTTTACTGCTGCGCCTTACGATGACCACTTCGCTATGTGTCCGGATCAACACAAGCACTTTAACTTTGTGCAGCTTGAGTGTGGTGCGCTTGGAGCTTTCCCTGGAAACAGGATGTTGGTTTTCGATTCATCCTTTGTAGAATTTGAACCTGAGAGACCGTCTTACATCACCAATACCCAGTACTGGTATGTAGAAAACATTGAAGATGATCCACCTTTTGATGATGTAATCAATCACACAAATTCTCTTTAACTAGCTGTAAGCTATAATTGACCAATACTGTTAGGAGCAATATGACAGACAATAATCGGTTACCAGTGGGCTCGCTTGTCCGTATTCACGGGCAGTCAGGTGAGTTCAAGGTTAAGGGTTACAACAAGGACGGTAGCTACTGCTTGTATGGCGGTGCTGTCGGACACGGTTCTTTTAGGGATGTGGTAAACGTCCGTCCAATTGTGGAGAAGAAACGTAGAAAGGCGGCCGAATGAAACGAATCCTTATCGCCTCTCTCGCATTAATAACTTTTACCCCAACTCGTGCGTCGGCAACTCCCATAAAAAGTTGTCCGGAGTACGAGTCTTTGTTTAGGGAATACAAGCTTCCGGTTAAACAATTTAGCAAAATCGCTTATCGTGAATCACGTTGCAACCCAAAGAGCATTTCCGCTATCAGACATACAGGAAAACCGGATGTTGGATTATTGCAAATCCAGGGTAGCTGGGCTACAGTCACGAGGAACATTTGCAAAGTGAAGTACGGTCAAGTAATCAAAGCACTTACCAAAGTGAGATGTAATCTTGCAGTAGCTTCATATTTGTATCAGAATGGTGGCATTGGCCACTGGAAAGGAACATCAGGTCATGACAGAAATAATTAAAGTAGCGTTACCGGATCGCATCACAGGAGATGCACTGGTCGCATTTCAAAACGCATTGTTATTGATGGATGATTACCGCAAAGATCTAGCCGAGGCGCAGGATTGGGAATCGTTGTGTTACGGACTTACAAACCTAATTGACTTCAAACAAAACCTTGCTGCGCTTGTGGAAACAATTCAGCACGACATTTATGACCTCATGCCCGACAAGAAACAGGTTGTTGAAGGGCTTGGTACATTTGAGAAGCGTCGTAGCAATAGCAAGAAGTGGGAGAGTGAGCGATTGCTTAACGACATTGTAAGTCACCACTTGAACAACGGCACCGGGGAGATCACTCCGAGCACTGTCTTTAATCTTGTTGAGGACTTGAAGAAAGCAATGCCGATAACGGCGTCACTTGGATGGCGCACTGGGGCATTGAAAGAAATGCAGATTGACATTGACGATTATTGTCAGATAACATGGGGTCGTCCTACGATCTCGGTAATTAAGTAAAGGAAACACCATGAGTGAAATAGCAATTGTCCAACACGATTACGAAACAATGTGGAAGCTGAGCCAACGCGTCAGTAACACAGTTTTTGTACCTACCGCGTTACGTGGTAAAAACGAGTCAGTTTTGGCTTGCATTATGTACGGAGCAGAGCTTGGCCTGGGGCCAATGCAGGCCCTGAACAGTATCCATGTCATTGAGGGACGCACCGCAATGTCTCCCGAATTGATGAGAGCGATGGTTGCTCGTCATGGGCACCGCATTGATGTGGTTGAAAACAGCAACACAGTCTGCGAAGTTAAGGGGATCAGAGCAGATACTGGCAGTACAGCCACAGTGCGCTGGACGATGGAAGACGCCAAGATGGCTGGTCTTGCCAACAAGAACAACTGGAAGACATACCCACGTGCCATGCTTCTTGCCCGTGCAACGAGTGAGTTGTGTCGTATCGTGTTCCCCGACATTATCGCTGGCTTGTCCTACACGCCCGAAGAAGTGTCAAGCATTGAAGGTGTTGAGTATTTCCCCGAAACAACAATTGCCGAAACAGCAAAGGTTGAAGAGCCAGCTGCCGAAGAAATTGAAATTATTGATGCAGAGATTGTAGAAAAACCAGTACCAAAGAAAAAGAAAGTCGGAGAGAAGGCTGAGTTCGTAGAGCTTGCTGACATTGTGGACAAAGTGATTCCAACCAGTCCGGTTGAGAACACCAGCCCACCTTTTGAGTTTCGCTTGCGACAGGTTGAATCATGGGGCGGATGGCCATATGTAAAAGCGATTGCAAAAGTTGCTGCCAAGAAGATCGGTGTTGAAGAACCGATTAGTGCTTACGAGTTAGCCCACAGCGAAAAGCTTTACAAAGAAGTGAAGATGGCTATCAACTCCAAAAAGTAGATAGCAAAGAAAAACCCCCAGGGAGAAATTCCCTGGGGGTTTTGCTGTTAGGAGCGATGTAAGTGTACACCTCCCAAAGAGTGAGCGTGGGGTCAGAAGGTTGATTTCTTGCGACCAAATACCGCAGTGCCGTGATCGGTGTTGCGAGCTACGAACTCATACTTCAATCCGTACTTCTTCTGTGCGTCGGAAGCACGTTGGTAACCGGATTGTTTTGTTTGATATGTGTAGAACAATGCCCACACTCCCTCGTTGGCGTCAAGGAACGCAACGAACTCGCTCATAAGTGGCATCCCTACTCGGTAGCCGTTGCGTGGTGGTGGTGGTGCTTGAAGTTCAAACTTCGGTGTTTCGTTTTCCATAATATTCCTAACTAGATGGTGCTCACCCACGAAAGAGAGTGAGAGAGTGAGCGAGAGAGATAGTACCCTAGCCCAGCAGTAGAAACAACCTATTAGACGGTGATCCAATAGTGACGTGAGCTCGACAGGATTGACAAGGTAAAACGAACGGCGGTGGTGACGGCAGGTGCGAACCCGACTATCTCGTTTTCTTGGCGACACTCAACTTCTTCGCCACGGGCGTTGCGATAGATACCTCTGACTGCGTACAGCCCTGCACCGACTTTGACCAGTCGCCACTCGCCACTGTCTTTTATGATTTGGTTCACGCCAAGTGGAATCTTTGGCGGTGGGGCAACTTCGTTCAGTTGTTCTATTAAAAGTTCTAGGTCTGAAATACTTGACATGGTTACGAGGATAGTCCATAATCTCTCCGTCGGCAATAACGCCGACAACGAAAGAGAGAAATAAAATGACTACAACATCCTCACAATGCTGGAATGACTTGAACCTTGCGCTGCAAGCTGGAACCGATCGTGTTCTGCTTTACGGACAGCCAGGAACAGGCAAGACCCATTTCGCATTAACAAAACACCTTGAATACTTTGACCGCACTCGCAAGTCGTACCGTGTTCTTTGCTCTCCTGACATGACCACCGCAGATGTGGACGGACTGTGGAAGCCAAGCAAGGACGAATGGAAGTTTGTGACAGGTTCAGCCCTTCGGGCATGGCAAGGTGGAGACCGCCTCATCCTTGACGAACTTGACCAAGCCTCGGGAGATGTGCTCACCGCTTTGTTGCTTATCTGTGACAGTGACGGCTCGGCTGTTCGCGAACACCCTGAAACTGGTGAACGCCTTACACCTAAGGATGGCTTTGAAATTATTGCCACCACCAACGCCGAACGATTGACCGATTTGCCTGCCAACTTGGTGGACAGATTCCCTGTCCGTATCAACATCAACGAGGTGAACCCTGAAGCAGTTGCTTGCCTGCCGATTCACTTGCAAGGCGTTGCTCGTGCTTATGCGAACAGAGAGCGTGACCGTTTTAGCCTTCGTTCCTTCTTTGCTTTTGACAAACTCTCTGGCCGGATAGATCGACAAGCTGCTGTACGTCTTGTCTTCGGTGACGAGGCTCCTGCAATTTCTACGGCGATTGCCTTGTCGGAAAGCATGGGCAAGGAAAGCGTCTCTCAGGGCGCAGTGGAATTGACTGTTGGCATGAAGGTTGCGGACTGATGACCGACTACACGAAAAGAATTGCCTCGCCCGAATGGGTTGTAGCAGATAGGGCTGACATTGGGCTTGACCCGAGTTTGCAGGAGGGGTGGGTAGTTAATCCTGCCCCTCTTGCGAGGGGTCTCGCCTATACGGATTTCAGTTTGCACGAGATGGCACTGCCCGAAGGTGACAGTGACCAAGCCAAGGCAGTACGGGTGCATGAGATGGTTCATGCCCGTATTTCTCCGACCAGTGTTCCGCAGGCTCTCATTGACCAGTTGGGAGTGAGTGCTAACGCAATTCGCATAGCCGAAGAGATGAGAGTGAACCTTGTTGCCCGGCACGTTGCTGACCAGTTTGATAGCAAAGCTCGTATCCGTGTTGGGGATCTTGTTGGTGATGTTGTTCACTTGGCTGACGGTTCCGAGAAGGGGCTTGCAGATAGTTGTGTAGAACGGAACTCATGGAACGACGCTCTTAGTTTGTTTCTCGGTACTTACAACACCGAAGTTCACAAACTTGTTAAGCGTCGCTTGGTCAAGAATCCAATGTTCAAGGAAAACTTTGCACTCATTGAGAAGGAGATGGATTCGAATGGTTGGAAGTTTGACACTCGCAGATTTGTGCCAATTCCACGCAGGCGACTCACTAGCACTGACCCTCTAAAGTTCAGTTGGGTGGAGAAAAGTGAAGAACACTCTGTTCTCATTCCCGAAGGGTTTATGCTCCGCACCTTTCCATTGGCAAACAAAATTGAAGGATGGATGCAACAGCCACCTGCCGAATTGGAAAAGGAACTAAAGCGAACCAACGCAAGAAGAAGGCGAGACACTGGAAGCCAGTGGGAACACTTGCGTTTTGGCATGACCTCACTCACTGAAAACACTGGTTCGTTTATCGGAAAGAGAAAGAGACCAGCCATGACGGGCAAATACCCGTCACGCCCTGACCGTTTGCTTACTGACCCGGAACGCCGCATTTTTCGCGAGGTGGTTCGGGCTCGTGGTGGCGTTGTTGTCTTTGACTGCTCGGGTTCTATGGGCGTTTCTCATGAGACCGTTCGGGAAACTGTGAAGCAATTCGCAGGAGCGTTAATCGTTGTGTACACCAACAGCACCAACAACGCAGGCGCACCTAATGCTTGGGTGGTCGCTAAGAACGGGAGAATGATTACAGAGTCAGACTTTAATGAGTTGCCACTGCACTGCGGTAACGGCGTAGATGGGCCGATACTTCGGTGGGCACTTCGGCAACGAAAGTCAAACAAGGATTTCATTCTTTGGGTGTCGGACGGACAAGTAACAGGCAAGAACGACGATATGCACGACGACCTCATCAGAGAGTGTGCGAACTTATCGGTTCGTAACAACATTGTCGGGGTGGACACTTGTGACCAGGCGATCGAGCTGCTTGCCACGATTAAGCGAACAGGGGCAGTGCCTAAAAACAAATACTGCCGACTGATAACAAACTGGGTGCGAGCCCTAGAAAAAGAAAAGGATTAAAAATGGATATCAAAGAATTACGCCCACAAGAAGTGATGGACAACTGGCTTACCGCTTACGGCTACGACAAGAACCGCAGTACAAGCCCCGAGTCCCACTCATTGGGTTATGTCCTCACCATCAACGAGGGTGTGCCCAAGTGGCGCATGTTCGGTGCGGAAGAAGTTGGCGAGCAGGCTCTGATGGGCACTTTTCGCGAGTCTCTGGCATTGTTGTCTAATGACTACAAGGCAGGCAGGTTCGGAGAAGAAACAACCCGTATCGGTGCAGTGTTGCTCGTCTCTCATGGGACAGGTCATCACGCATACAAGAACCCCGAGACAGGGGAGAACTTGCGGTATGAAGAACTGACCGAAGGGCAGAAGGAAGAACTGGCAAAACAGTTTGAGGACGACGGAGTGAGAGAGGAATTAGAGGGCGAAGTGCCTTGTCGAATCGTTAATGTCATCACGCCTACCGGACTTGCAGCTGACGTTTCGATCGTTCACAAAACTGGGGTGGTGGTTCAACAGATTGAGCAGTATCTAAACGACGGCGAGGGGACTATTCCTCAACCTTGCGGTGCGGTGGATGATGCTCTCATGAGTACCTTTATGTTTATGCAGGTAGCCCGTGAATGTGTGGCGAGTGGTGAAGAGATGTCTTTTGCAGGCATGTTGAAAACTGCCACCGAGTTGCACGACATGCAGGGTGGCAAGCAACTGATTGCTTTCCTACTTCGTATCTTGGCTGGTGGGCTAGAAGAAGGAATTATTTCGTTAGGTGAGGATGACGACTAAGACCCGATAGCCTGCCCTGTGTCGGGGTTCCCCCTTTCCCCCGACTAGCAAGCCCCGATAGGTATCACGCACCTGTCGGGGCTTCTGCTATTCTCGGGGTGTCTTACCAAACAGAAAGAGGGACAAGAAATGGAAACCAGTTACTTTGCAGATATGGGCGTGTTGGGGCTTTGCCTCATGGCTTGTGTGTGGCTTGTTGTGTTTAATCAGAATGAGAAGAAGAAATACGAGGACGCCCGACACCGAGCCATTAGTTCAGCATTGAAGGACGGCGAGCGAGTGGTGTTGTCACTGAATGTTGTGGGCAACTATCCGCACCGTGTTCTTGTTGATGGCCGGGTGTGGGGGTTTTCCGATATGGGCGATTTGTGGAACTTTCTCGTGACCGATTCAACGGGCGAGTGTGAGAGTGCGAGAGAGTGGGGCGGAGTGCTCCTCACTCATCCATCCATCTAGTCCGGCGCGGCCAGGAGATCAGCTCCTCGAAACGTCCACCCGATCACTTTGGAGAACCCTCGGCAGTGTTTGCACTGTCGGGGGTTCTTTCGTGTATGCTCACCCGTGGCAATAGTGCCGACAGCCTGAAAGGGGCAACAATGAGAACAGCAAGCCAACTATTAGAGGACATGGGTACAGCCGTCCCTATGCCTGAGGACACGGGGGCAGTAGCCCAACTGTGGGAACTGTGGGGCAGGGAATGGGTTGAGGGTCTCGTACCTAACGACAACGATATCTATATGACTATGAACCGCCACGGACAGAACCACCGCCGACTTCCCGACATTGTTAAGCCTGACGCTATGGCGATTGTCTGCACTGGCTGGGGTGCTCCTATCAACCCCGAGACGGGGACGCTGGACGCTGACGCTCCGAGCCTGCACCCTGAACGCCGACGGGTCACACTCTTCACCGTGGTTACTCCTCGGGCTGATGTTGCGTCCCGTTTGGTGATGGGTGACGACGAGCCGACAGATGACCCCGAAGGCGGTGGCGTTGGTGCATTGGCTGACGCTTTGGACGCTTGCGCTGTTGCGGTGTGGGGTAGTGAGTTCACCTCGTCGCTGGTCATGCAGTACGCCACGGGCAAGGCTGACGGTGCAGACGAGGCAACGCTTGACCGACTCATAGAACGGGTGGCGAATATTGCCCCGACTGTCCGTGAAGCATTAGAGGGAGAGGGCGAGTGATGGGGCGAGATATGGCGAGAAATGTTGAAGGCATGGCCGGTACGTCTGCCCTGGCAGCTCGATATGGTGTCACGCCCCCAACGCTCAACAACTGGGAGACCCGTTATCCGAACTACCCGACCCCTGCCGTTCTTATTCCTTCTAAGCGTTCCGCAATTCGCCTGTGGGATATTGAAGAAATGGACAACTGGGTGAACTGGTACCGAGTTGTCCAAATCGCAAAATTGCCAACCGTTCCAACAACAGCAACAACAACAGAAAGAGAGGTCTTGCAGTGAGTGAGACAACTACCGCCCGCACTGTTTGGGAATATGTCGAGGAGACACCGGAGCACCTGGCCGCTTTGGGTCATCTCTGGTCTTGGTCTCTCAATCACGAACCCCACAACGCACCTTTCCCCTTGTTCCTTGACCTTGTGGACTACTCACAAGAACACTTTGGGAGCAAGTGCAGTGTGTGGGGTGTGACTGACTGCGCTGGCTATGGCTCAACCATTGAGATGGGCTACCTCGTGGATGCTCTCGCCCTGTTCGTTGAGCGTCCGAGAGAGTGCGAGGAATGGCTTGATGGTCTCTTCACCTTTGAGGACGCCTAGCAACGTCTCCGGCAGCTCGAAGGTGATCACCTTCGCGAACTGACCCCAACAACTGAACCCCGACAGGTCGCCCCCCGACTTGTCGGGGTTCTTTCATGTCTGCTGTCTGTCGGGTAGTCTCTTCGTGTCGGGCTCGGTGCTCGGCAGTTCTGAAAGGGGACGAAATGAAATACAAGACAACGCTTTACACGGGGGACGGTTTACGCCTTCTTCGTGTCGCTACCTTTGCCACCTCTGCCGAGGCTGTTGAGTGGGGGCTTGCTTGTGAAGCAATACCTCACTCTGCCGACTTCGGTGATGGCGTCCTGCAGTATGTCGTTACTCGTTTTGAGGTTCGCCAGTGGTGCGACAGTTCCGAGGGCTGGTTTCCGTTGGGTGACTGCCCCTGCATGGACTGGCAACTAGATACGGTTGGCAACTGGGGCAAGGTTGGCGAATGTGCCGACACTGGCGACGGCTGGGCGTCTCGGGCGTTCGCTGGTGCTCTCGGTGATGACAGCACCGCTCCTGCCTGCTGGAAGTGTGGAGCGTCTGAGCGCATTGGTGACTATTGCAAGGCATGTCTCACCAATCAGTGACCAACTAGCAACCGACTAGCAACCTAGGGAGCCCCTGCCGATTGGTGGGGGCTTCTTGCTGTCTCGGGTGGCATTGAGTGGCGAGCGTGTCGGGCAGTGTCGCCCACAGTGAGAGCGTGAGAGATGCGCCCACTGGCTCACCCTCACTTCATCACTCACCCTGGCCGCGTCTCAGCTGCTCGACGTGCCGGAATGGCAGACAGGGCAGGACGTCACCCCACCGACAGGGCAGGACGTGGGGAGAGGGAGAGGGCAGGACGTGCCACGACGTAGGGCAGGACGTGGGGCAGGACGTCACCACCTGGCCATCGTTCCGGACTCCATCCCTCCCCACTGCCCAAGCCCCCAACGTCCCCCCGCTCATCGATCCACACCAACCACCACCCCCCCCACCGCAGAGGGGACCCCAAGCGCGTAATTGATAGCACGTTCCCGTACGTTTGACTAAAATTTTTCGGGGTTGCGGAGAGACTGCAGCGTGTCCTAGCGGTGAATTCCTCCTTCTTAGGCCTGATTTGCTCCCGAATGGGGTGAAAATGCAGTAAATCTGTACCCGGAGTTAAAAATCTTCCACATTTGTTTCAAAAAGACCCACCTAACAGGTGGAATCCACCAGTGCCAGCTTCTTTCAGGAGCAATTGTTGACTATCTTGCTGTGTTGACCGAACTAACAGGTGGAGTTCTCTAGCTCCCCCCACGGTTTACTACTGTTGTAGACGGTCGCCGTAGCCAAGTTCTTTTAGCCGACACCGGATTTAATGAGATGACGTTCATAACGCTGCTTGTTCCTCTTACGCAACAGGGGCAAGACCATCTTTCTTCATTCTTGCTTGGGTGCAGGGAACATCAACCCACGTTCCCGTGTAAACACCAGCAGAGTGCAACTCCCTACGTGGCCATGGTCCTTTACCTTGTGCACCAAAGATACACGATGATCCAGCTCAGCGCAACCTCAGGAGCAAATTATCTTATAAAAGTTGTTGACACGAGGTTTAGCTAGTACTATTGTGAATGTCAACAGAAAGGAACCATGATGACATGGCAAGAAGCAATTGTACGGTGGGATGGCGAAGAGCCAATCTACGTAGAGAAGGAAAAGAACCCATCGGAGGGCGTGTGGTGAAAGCTAACGACATGACAGCTGAGGAATGGCTGAAGTATGGCTGGGAACGTGGTTACTGCGGCCCAGCTCTGTGTGCGACCCATGATGGGTTTCCTACCGACCCTGAAGAGGACGAAGCTCTAGATGAGGGGTACGATCCTTGTATGCACCTTGTTCGCCTCTACGAAGATCATGAGCAGCGCCGTCGTATAGAGGAGAACCACTCTCCTACACAGTGGCGGGCTAGTAACAGGGGGTGGGACAAGTGAACTACAACAGGAGTCGTTACTGGACGCAAAGCACCCTATCTCGCCTCATTGACTCGCAAGAGGCACATGGGCGTACGCAAGAAGAGCTAGAAGTCGCTAAAAAACGGATTTCGGAGCTCGAAGGCATCTTAAACACACTTTTAAAAAAGATCTCCGAAACAAACGCAAAGTCTCTCACGGAGGAGGAAAATGAGTGAAAAGCAGCAAGTTCTCCCTTTTCAGCCAGTTATTGATAAATTGCGGGGTATTAACGATTCTGACTGTGATTTTGCATTGGCTCTTGGCGTAAGCCGCGACGTCATGCGTAACTGGGTCAAACGAGGAATTAGGTTCTACCGGGCAGATAAGCTAGCCTGTAGCCTGGGATACCACCCCTCGTACTTTTGGCCAAAAGAATATTGGGATTTACCCGAAACCACCGAATCAGAAGATATGATATCCGCATAGGAGGATTATGAATCACATCACTATTATTGGAAATTTAGGACAAGATCCGGAGCTTTCTTTCACAACAGGTGGAAAAGCTAAGGTCAAGTTCAGCATTGCGGATACCCGTGATGTAAACGGTGTTAAGGAAACAACCTGGCACCGCTGTGTAGCATGGGGGAAGACCGCTGAAAACGTTGCTTCAATGTTCGCTAAAGGCAATCGTGTTATGGTTGTGGGTCGTTATAAGACAGACGAATATACCACTAAAGCCGGAGAAAAGAAGACCGTAATGGAAGTCCTTGTGGACGATTGCGGCCCAAGTATCCGGTTTGAGCTTCCAAACGACGATCGCCCTAAGTTTAGCCAGCCATCAGAACCGCAAGCACTATTTGATGAAGCGCCATTTTAAATGGATGCAAGAAGCGAAGTGTCGCGTTGAAGGTTATGACACAAACCTTTGGTTTCCATCAGAACCGCAAGGAAAAGACTTTTTCGCCCTTGCACGAGCGATTTGCAACGAATGTACAGTCAAAGCAGACTGTTTAGATTACGCACTAAGTTTCCCGTCAGTAGAAGATGTGGCGGGGATGTACGGAGGATTATCACCATGGCAGAGGGAAACCATACGTCAGAACCGTTTGACGACGAAACCTACCACAAACAGCTCGTATGGGAGCAGTTCCTACAAGATGCCGTCGAAGCGGGTAACAAAGCCATCGAATGGTTCGATCTCGCGGATTACTCAGAAGAGTTGGTTTCAGAAGCAGAGCTTGAGGAAGTCTATAACGAAAGATGGCAAACAACCGGAGATGTTGTTGTCGCCGCTTACAACTTCTTGTGGCCTGAGATTGAAGCATTGGCAATCAAGCTGGGAGTCCCGTTCCAGCCTGAAATCGGAGAGATTGATGGTATCGAACATGACGACTGAGTACTACACACCAAAGCAGACAAAACTCCTGCTTTCTTCAACTCAAGCTGCACCGGACAGTGCAGTATCAGCACAAGCGCTAGCTGGCATCCTTTCTGCCGGTTGGCCTGACCCATTGCCTGAGCATATTGCTTCTGCTATATTTATGGGGTGTTCGTATGTCATGAACCTAGGAAAAATGGCATATGATGCTGGGAGCATCACTCCTGAGGAAAATGCTTCCATCCAAGGTATTTGTGAGTTGTCTATGCAAATATGGAAAAATATCTACGAACAGGTAAAATCGGAATAATGTCAGAATCGGACGAAATGCGGGAAAAGCGTATCGCCAATATCCTCCCCCATGCTTTTACACCTGAGAACGCAGCAGAAAACGCCCGCAAGGCCGCAGTCTCTCGTCAAAAAAACAAAGACATGGAAAAGCATGTTCGTACCGGTTATTCAAAAGAAATCGTCACAGCGCAGGAACAGCTTAAAAAGCTAGGCCTTAGCAAGATGGCTGCAGCTATTCCACGCGAGGACCTCCCTCAGATGGCTATTGCGATCATGGCAGACAACGCTTTGCGTGTTTTGGGTGGAGAATGGGAAATCAAGTCAGCTGAAGAAGCTACAAAGATTGCCAAGGTATGGCACGACATTCTCCGTCTTGAGATGAACCAAGCTACTACCATTTCCGGCACACAAAATGAGACCCCCGAAACGAGACAAAACCGCCTTGAAGAACTCCGTCTTGAGGCTAAGCGTCGCGTTGAAGGTGGGTTGAGGGCTGTCGCTGGTGACGCATGAGCCAACTCCTATCCGATGAAGAGTTTAATAACCTCTCTACTCGCGAACAAGATGAGTATCTCAAGCTTCTTGAAGAAGACCTTACAGCTTGGTCTCTCCAAGGTAACGAAAGGCAGCTACGCGCAAATGCGCTACTCGGCAAAGTTGACTGGCTCCTTTACGGCGGTGCAGCGGGTGGAGGTAAATCAGAGCTTCTTACCTACCACGTACACCAGCTCAGCCTCCGGTTTCCAGGTCATAGAAGCCTACTTATTCGTACCTCCCTCCCCGAACTCCGACGATCTCTGATTATTCGTACCCAGGTACGGTATGCACAGGTAGAAGTAGACGCAGTATTGCGAAGCGTCGACAACGTTAAAGCGTGGTGGTATGGCAATGGAAGTATTATTGAATACGGTTACTGCGCCCGCGATGAGGATGTTAGCCAGTTCATGTCTGCTGAGTATGACTTTATTGGCTTTGACGAAGCTACGCAGTTCACGCCGTACCAAATGCTAATGATCTCCGGCCGTCTGCGTACCAGCAAAAAGATGGCTGCAAAGGGTGTTAGAACCCACGTTATGTTTGCCACCAACCCAGGCGACCGTGGACATACTTTTTTGTACCAAATGCTTGTTGGGCCTACCCAATACGGTAAATACGCTGTTGTGTACGATGTGTCAAACGGATTTGAGGATCCACCAATTGTACGTCTTGTGGAGCTTCCGGAAGACTTAGAGGAGTTACAGAACCTTGAAATCGAACATGACCCGAACGACCACCTTGTCGTTGCTTTTGTCCCTTCTACTGTTGTTGATAACCCCTATATTGACCCGACTTACAAAAAGCACCTATCAATGCTTCCTGAGACGGAACGAAGACAAAAGCTCATGGGCGACTGGGACACGTTTTCGGGACAGTATTTCGTGGAATTTCAACGTAACATTCACGTTGTTCCCCCATTCCCGATCCCGGATTCGTGGCAAAAATATCGCGGTGTCGACTTCGGAACAGCAAACCCTTACTGCTGCCTGTGGGGCGCGATCGACCCGTCTGACAGCACTATGTATATCTATAGGGAAAGTTATGCTAAAAACCTCACTGCAGCACAGCAAGCCCGGACTATCAAAAGCTTATCTGTATCTTCCGAAAACAAACCGGAAACTTACGTTATGAGCGTTGGTGACCCGTCCATGTTTAACAACACGGCGGGCACCGGAACTACAGTTGCAGGACAGTACAACAGCAACGGCGTTATCCTAACTAGGGCCAAGAACCAACGTATTGGTGGATGGCAGAACGTACGTCGATATATGGCACCGAGCCCCGTCGATGGCGTTATCCGTCTTAAAGTGTTTGATAACTGCGTTAATTTAATTAGAACCCTCCCTCAAATGAGGTACGACAAAGGCAATTCTGAAGACTTGGACACCAAGGACGAAGACCACGCAGTTGACGCTTTGCGGTATTTGTTAGGCTGCAGACCCTATGAGGTCCATAAACGCGCAGCTAAGAAGTATGCTGAAGGTGCAGATGGACGTGTACAGCGTTACATTGAAAGACTCGACAAAATGGGCAAACGCTCAAAAACGAAACGGTGGTAACAAATGTTACGTGTAGACCATTACTTATATCTTCCAGGTTGCTGCGGTTTTTGCCGTAGTGTCAACCTGCCTACGATTGACACAGGGATTGACTTAGATCACCCCAATAGCCCCGATGATGACAACCCATCGGCTAACCGCCGGTTTTATGTTTGTGCTGACTGTTGTGTTGAACTAAGCCGCATGGTTCTTGATTCTCGCAACTTAGAGCTTATTACAGCCGGTTCCAACCAGGCGCTGTCTGACATGATTACCGAACTGTCGGAAAACAACGTAAAGCTGTCCGGTCGTATTGAGGAGCTTGAAACGGCGCTTCGGATCATGAACAGTATCCCTAAAGCACCTATCGAAGAAGCACCGCCAGCTAAAAAGAACTTTAAAGTCGTCTCACCAAAGGATGTAGAATTGTGATAATGTTGTCTATTGTAGCTCTCGGTAATATGGGAGTTACTATTTGGCTTGTTCGTGAGAACCGTCGAATTACACAATTAGCTATTTCACGTCACACGGGAGACTTTACATCAATGGTTAGGGCTGAGAAGACTCCTGCTTCTAAGAAAAAGAAGACCGATGATGAAGAGACCTACCACACATGGCGTGTCCCATCTGAAGGAGTCGCTCCGTGAAGCCTTGGGCCCCGCCTGGTGCTGCCGATGTAATTGGCATGTGGCAGAAAGCCGACCAGTACCTCGTTAAAGAACGCCGCGACTACTGGATGAATGCCTCTTATTACGCTTCTCACCAGTGGATTTGGTGGGATGCAACCCGCAACGTCGTACAGGAGCTTGATTACGCCAACGAGGCAGAACGCAACTCCCGTATCACTATTGACAAATACGGGCCACGCACCCGCAGCCTTTTGGCTCGCCTAACACGATCTGAGCTTATTTGGGAAGTCCAGCCTACTGGTATGGACGATTCCTCTATGCGTCGTCAACGTTTGCAGGAACACCTGCTTTTGGGTGAACAGCGCCACAACAACTGGGAAGACATTCGTGAAATGTCTATTCTTCAAACATTGTTCGGCGGAGCTAGCGCAATTTCTGTGGACTGGGACCCTGACAAGGGTGAAGACTACACCATGGACGCAATGTCCAATATCTCCGTTCCGGTTGGTGGTATCAGACTGACACCGCTTGGTATTAACGAGTTCACCCTTGAACCAGGTTCCCACAACGATCGAGACGCCCGCTGGTGGATTCGTTGTACTAGCCTCCCACCGGAGCAAGTACAGGAAAGATACAACCTTGAAGAAGTTCCACAAGCCGACGCAGAAGCTATGCTTTCTTCTCGCCATCGCAGTATTTTGCTACGTCGTCCGGGTGGTGCCCCGCCAAAAACAACCCTTGTCTACGTCTACTACGAACGACCCACTTCACGCGGCCCCGGATGCGTAATCCATGTTGTTAACGGCAAAGTTGTACTTCAAGAAGATGAATGGCCATTCCCGTTCAAGCACCTGAATATTGCGCTTTTTCGTCAAAACAAGATCCCTACCAGCTGGGTTGGGCACACCTTACTTACGCCCGCGCGAGACGTTCAGTACGCATACAACCGAGCACGTTCAACGATTCTTGAACACATGCGTAAGGCAGCCAACGCTCGTTTGATGATCCCAGCAGGATCCGTCGACGACGCTGACATGATCACAATCGACCCAGCAGATACCCTGGAATACAACAGCGAGATTGGTGAACCACACTGGCAAACCGCTCCTGAGGTACCTCGTTGGATTTCCGGTGAAGCAGCGCAGCTAGAAGCTGAAATGGATGACATTTTCCATACGCACCAAACCACACGAGGCGAAGCCCCTGGCGACCGCAACAGTGGACTTGCTTTGGCTTTGCTTGCTGAAAAAGACGATACACCTCTCGGCCCGATGGCTAAGGACCAATCAATGGGTTGGGGTCGTATTGGCGAGATGACGCTTGCTTTGTACCGTATGAATGCAGAAAGCTCCGGGATCACCCGAAACGTAATGCTTATTACTGAACAGGGCGTCCCTCACCAGGTCACATGGAACGCTAAAGACATTGACGAAAAGCCAATCGTTCTTGTTCCAATTGACGCAACAATGCCACGCAGCAAACTTGCTACACAGTCAATGATTACCTCGCTTGCTCAGCAATTCCCGATGGTGTTCCAAAACGTAGACGCCAGGTCTATCAGCAAGATGCTCGATCTTCCGGATCCCAAGCTGTTCTTGTCTCAGCAAAACCCTGACATGGCTAAAGCTGAATGGGAGAACGGTCTCCTTATGCAAGGCGTACCGGTCATTCCTGAAGACTTTGACGTTCACGACATTCACATCAACATCCACAACACCGAACGCAAGAGTCCGGCATACGAGCTTGCAGACCCTGAGGTTAAGCAGCTTATTGACGCCCATATCATGGCTCACGTTCAGTACATGTCTAATGAGGTTGCAGCAACCATGGCCCAAGCTGACCAGGAGTCAATGGGTATGACGCCCGATCCTGGTGTAATGGCTGCATTGCAATCCGGTGCGGGTTTGCCAATTCCTGAAAGTCAAATGGACATCGAACAAGAAATGATCGATATGGAAAGATCTTCCCAAATGGCACCACAAGGTATGCCTATGATGGGCGAAGAGCAAATGATGGATCCGTCGATGATGGACCCCTCAATAATGGGTGGTATGCCCGGAATGGAAGGAATGTAAATGTCAATGGAAGAAACCAACTTTACTGATTACGTAACGCAACCAGCGGAGGAAGCCGCAGAAGCGTCCGTTGAAGCTGGCGTTGACGGCAACTGGGAAGAGCGCTACCGTTCAGAGGTCCAGGACCGCATCCGTGAACGTGAACGTTACAAGCCAATTCGTCAAGTATTTGACAACATGCACCCTGATGACGCGGCAGCCGTACAGGGTTTTGCACAGGCATGGGCTGCTGGTGATGAAGACACCGCTATTCAGTGGATGATTGAAAACGCCAAGACACTTGCCGGTGACCGCTTTTACGAAATCGCTGGCGTCAACAGCCAGGGTCAGACACAACAGCAAGTAATGCAAGAAACTGTTCAGCAGGCTCAGCAGCAAGGTCTTACCCCTCAACAGGTAGAGCAAATGGTTGAACAGCGTATGCAGGCTTTTCAGCACGAGCAGATTGTTCAGAGCTACGAGGTTGAAATTGAACAAACACTGCAGGAGGCTGGGTATGACCCCAATGGCCCATTAGCCATTGCAGCTATTGCAGCAGCACAGCAACGCCCTGACCTGGATCTCCACGCCGCAATTGCGGACATTGAGAATCAGATTCTTCAGCAAGCTCAATCAATTGTGCAGCGTCGCCAAAACCCATCAGAAGGTATGCCATCAGCAGCACCTAACGGGTTGCCGCCAATCATGCCAAACAGCAACATGTCTCCACGTGATCGGGCCATGGCTCGTCTTGGACAAAACGGTCTTAGTTAGGCTACTTGACATAGCTCAAGTAACATATAACATATAGATATACATTCGTCTTGGATTAGACGGTGTAAAAACATAGTCACCACAAAGGCACGTTGACGGAACGTCATAGCGCCCCGATGTTCGGAGAACTAGGGACCGCCGGGTAGTGGGTCTAAACAACTCAATCCATCAACAAAACAACAATCAACAGTAAGGAATAACAAAGTGCCCGCAAGCCTTTCCACCGTTGATGCAATCCTTAAGGACGACTACAAGGATTACATCGACCAACTTAACCAAGCGACTTTTCTCCTCTCGCAGATCGAGACTCGCCGCGACACCATCACGGGCCGTGTTGCCCGCCATGCACTCCACCTCGGACGTTCGTCCGGTGTCGGCGCTCGCGGCGAAAATGGCACGCTCCCAACAGCAGGCAACCAAGGCTTCGCGACGGTCCCCGTACCAGTCCGCTACGTCTATGGTCGCATCCAGCTGAGTGGTCCAACAATTCGTCAGGCTGTTACAGACCGTGGCGCGTTCGTTGACGCACTTGACGCTGAAATGCAGGGAATCCGCCGTGACGCAATGAAGGACGTCAACCGCCAGCTTTGGGGTACATCTAACGGTGTTATCGCTCAGTGTGGTACGACCACTTCTTCAACAACTGTCGTTTTGGCTTCTTCAACCGGTACAACCGCCCTCCGCAACCTCTTCTTTGATGGCGGCATGGTTGTTGACATTGGTACCGTAGCTGACCCAACCGTAGTTGCTTCTGCTCGTACGATCTCATCACTTAGCGAATCAGCTAAGACTGTTGTTATCTCCGGTGCAGCAGTTACCACTTCATCCTCACACTTCTTGTTCCGTGCAGGTGCAGGCGGTGCTTCCAGCAACACTGGCCAGCCAGGTGACGGTCAGAAGGAATTGACAGGTATTCAGACAATCGTCGACGATAGCGCAGTCCTTCACACCATTAACCCTTCAAGCCAGCCAAAGTGGAAGGCCTACGTTAACAGCAACAGCGGTACCAACCGTGCAGTTACCGAGACCCTCATCACTGGTGCAATCATGAAGACCCTCATCAACAGCGGCAAGAAGCCATCGCTTCTTGTTTCTGCAGAAGGTGTTCACCTCTCGGTTGCAAACTTGTTCCTCTCGCTCAAGCGAAACATGGAGCAGACCCAGCTCAAGGGTGGCTACGCAGGTATCCAGTACTACTCACCATCAGTCTCCGGACAGGGTGACGAAGGCCCAACGGTCCTCTACGCAGACTTCGACTGCCCGAACAACGCACTCTACGGCCTTTCGCCTGAGAGCATGGTGTTCCATCAGGTTGGCGAAGGCTGGCAGTTCATGGACCTTGACGGTGCAGTGATGAACCGCGTTCCTAACACCGATGCTTACGAAGCAACGATGACCTGCTATGCAGAACTTGCATGTAAGCAGCGCAACGCTAACTTCGTGATCAAGGACCTTACGGAGACAACGATCTAAGATGCCTGCATCGGTAAGTATCGTTACGGGTCCGGAAGTTCCAGGTAACCGTAAGTTTGTGACAGCAACAGTCACATTCGACTCGTCGTACGCGACCGGGGGAGAGGCGATTTCGCTGGCCTCCCTCGGTCTCGACCGACTTGACTTTCTGTGGGCAGTAACCACGGATGGCTATGTCCCTGCATGGGATGGTTCAACAACCAATCCAAAGATTGAACTCTTTTGGGTTGACACTACAACAGACGGTGCTGCATTAGCAGAAGTACCGAGCACAACGAACGTTTCGACGGTAGTAGCTCGTATCTTTGCATTCGGCGCATAAAAAGCTTGTTGGCCGGGGTGGGTCTTTTCTCCTTTCACCCACTCCGGCTGGCATCATCTAGGAGAACATTATGGATTTAAGAGCTCACGACATTTTGGGACAACACATCCCAGGCTCGGACGGATGGGCTGAGATTTCCACCGATGTGTACAACATCTCGGAACGAATCCGCAAGGGAGACGAATCAGGCTGGCGCGGTGATCCGACTGCCAGTATCCTGTTTAACCCTCTTACGCAGCACTTTGAAGTATGGCTAATCGACGGCCAAAACACGCCTTACATTGCGTGCTCTTCCCCGCGCTGCGATCACTCTCTTATTGTGAAGCTCATTGAAGGCGACTGGCAAAAAGGCCACCGCTTGATTGAGGACATTCAGAAGAAGAACCGTGCTGCCCGTGCTGCAGAAGACTCAGCACAACGCGATAAGGCAGAAGAACTCGCTGACAAGATGCACTTTGCTATCATTAAAGATATCGGTCACCTTGAAGGTGGCACCAAACGTCAATACTCAATGAATAACGGACTCAAATAATGGCAACATACTCATCTTCTCAATCCAAGTACATCACGCTAGTGGCAAACACGGTAGATACCGTTACTCTCACTGGAACGGGAAACGTTTTGCGTTTTGTTACTACGGCCGGTACTTCTCATGCCTATGCAACTGTAGCCAGCACTGGTTTAACACCAGCTACACCTACCGTTGGTGGCGACAATACGTACGCAACCGTTCATGGAAATCCTGGGTACATTGATATCCCTTGGAATGGTGGCGGGGCTGTAGTTAGTATTATCAGTACGGGTACTCCGACGATCGGCATTATGCTAATCTAGTATTAGAGTAGATGATTAATGGCGACCCCGGCAGAACAAGATCTTGTAGTAACGCGTGGCGATACGTTGACTGTTGGCGTCACCATGACCACAAACGGATCTACGCCCATCAACATTACTGGCCGCGTATACACATCTATGGTCCGTCAGAACTACGACGATCCCACTCCAGCCGCTACCTTTACTTGCACAATTATTAGCGGTGCAGCTGGTACTCTTCAGCTAGTTATGTCTGCCGCAAGTACAGCCGTTCTTGAACCACAGAACTATTATTGGGATCTCCAGGAAAACGCTTCCGGGATTATCACCACTATTCTTTCCGGTTCCTTTGTTGTCTTGCCTGACGTTACGAGGACTTAATGCCCAGCGTAGACGTAACAGTTACCAGGGCTGATGTTGTTTCCGGTGTAATTACCAGCGCCGTTGTTACTGTTGTTGGCACCGCAAACGCCGGTCCGCAGGGATCCACAGGCGCTACAGGAGCTACAGGAGCAACCGGTCCAACCGGTCCAACGGGTGCCACAGGTGCCACAGGTCCTCAGGGTATCCAAGGTAGTACGGGGGCCACTGGGGCTACAGGTGCTACTGGAGCAGGCTACTCAGGCGTAACATCAACAACTCAGCACAATATAGCCGTTCCTGGTGTAAAAACTTTTACACTCAACACCGCCGATAGCGCATTTACCACCGGACAAAGAGTTCGCGCTGCTTCCCCAACAGCTCCATCAAATTACGTCGAAGGCATTGTTACCGTTACGTTTGCATCATTATCAATGACTGTTGACACCGTAGGCGGATCCGGCATATACAACCTGTGGGCATTTTCTGTTGCTGGCAATGTGGGTCCAACAGGTCCAACTGGAGCCACGGGCGCAACTGGCGCAACTGGCGCAACTGGTCCTCAAGGGGATCAAGGTATCCAAGGTATCCAAGGGATCAAAGGCGACACTGGCGATACAGGTCCAACTGGACCCACCGGGGCAACTGGAGCTACAGGGCCACAGGGCGATCAGGGTATTCAAGGAATCCAAGGCGATACGGGTGCCACAGGTCCAACGGGTGCCACAGGTCCCACTGGCGCTACAGGTCCTCAGGGGGATCAAGGAATTAAGGGAGATACCGGAGATACCGGCCCAACTGGGCCCACCGGCGCAACGGGAGCTACCGGCGCTCAAGGTCCCCAGGGAATCCAAGGGATCAAAGGCGACACTGGCGATACTGGGCCTACAGGGGCTACTGGTCCGACCGGCCCGACCGGCCCAACCGGAGCTACAGGCCCAACCGGAGCCACAGGTGCTACGGGCGGTTTTGAATCAACACAAACAATCGTCTCAGGGGCAACATACACCCCTTCTTCTTCCGACGTAGGCAAGATGATTCAGCTGACTAATACCAGCAATATCAACATCACTATCAACACCGGTCTTGGCTTAACGGCGGGACAAAGTATTGACTTTCTTCGCTTTCAAACTGGAACTGTTACATTTAATGGCACGGCAGTACCAGTAGCTACTCCAGGATTAAAGCTCCGCGATCGGTATTCCGCTGCAACATTGTTTTGTGTAGGGACTGACAGTTATGTGTTAATTGGCGACTTGAGCGCATAATGCCAATCCGTAGAGGAACAGCGTCAAGTGTTGCTTTAGCTCCTGTCACAACAATCAACACAACGACTGAGTTTAATGAGTCGCGCGCAACGTTCAATGCAACTATTGATTCGTCCGGATATATGACAAGCGTTTTGTTTCAATACAGCACTAATGGAACTACGTGGACCAACTCGGGAACTGTTTCGGGGGTAACGGGGAACAGTCAATCTGTATCGCACACTCAAACAGGCCTGTCTGTAGGAACTTTGTACTATGTTCGTGCAATAGCTACAAATCAAATCGGTAGCACAACTTCTTCAAATACAACTTTTACCACCTGGTCTTTAAAGACTTATTTAAACACGACTGCCGGTTCTTACTCGGTGTCAGTGCCTTCGATTACTGGTGTTGCACCAACTATTTACGAAATGCTTTTGTACGGCGGCGGTGGTGGAGCGAACTATTCAGGTGGTGGCGGCGGCGGCTATCGCCTTGCTGCTAGTCACACATCGTCAACCACGGGTACACAGACAGTTTCAGGTTCAGTAGGTGGCGGCGGTGCCGCAGGAAACGGCGGCGGTGGGACTGGTAGTGCAACAGCAGGTGGCAGCACAACATTAACCGTCGGTTCAACAACATGGACTGGTGGCGGCGGCGGAGCAGGACAGCACCCAGGTAGTTGCGGAGCGTCATGTGGTGGTCGTGGCGGAACTGTCGGTTCAGGAACTAACGGTGCAAACATCGGAGGTTGCACTACCTACGGTTACTACTACGTTTCTAGCCAAACCTTTATTTGCACAGCGTCCGACAAAAACGGTTGTACTGCTGGCTATTTCCAAGATAACTATTCCTACGATTGTGGTTACTACGCAGGCGGCGGCGGCGGCGGTACTGATGGCGGTGGTGCTAACGCAGCCACACAGAACAGTGCTTCACATGTCGGCGGTGCTGGCGGTACAGGTGGCGGGGCATACGGTCTTCGTGGAGGCAACGGCGGTGGAGGTCAAGGCACCCAAGGCAACGGGGCAGCAGGTGGTTTTTCTGTTGGTTCCGGGACAATCGTAGGTACCGGCGGGTCTGTATTTGCTGGTGGTTCCGCTGGTGGTATAACATTTAAGTATTACGGACCGTAACAAAGGAAAAATATGGAACAGTTCACGTTGGACAAAATTAAAAACTACAAAATGTTTTATGTCTTAAAGAAAATTAAATCAACATCGCAAGAAATTGTTTTGCTACATAAGCAATCACAAGAGATGGTTGTTGTCGAAACAGAAAAGTACGACCTGTTTCAAGTCGGAGCTGATCAAGTGCTTGTTGCTTTTGTAGACGTTTTCCAACACGCTGGTAAGCATAATTATGTTGCGTCTGACGGTTTGCTGGAGGAAAACATTCTTCTTAACCCGTATGAAAAAATAGTTGACTACTACAAAACGGATCGAGACGACGAACCTTCAGGGGTTTTTCTTTTTCTTAATTCTTGCCCGGCCGTTTTAGAAGGCCAAGATTGGCGTTGCGATAACGCATTATTTGGTCCTCGTGGATTTTTCCCAGTTGGTCAAGAAGAAAAAAGACTAATAGACGGTATCACAAAAATTAAAGTATACGAACCGGTATTAAGCATTAACGGTGTCGGACACATTGTTTATTTTAAACACGAGGGTGACGATACTGAATTAAGATTTGATTACATCAATAACGCAGAACTTCCTCAATCAGCAGAAACGTTTTCTGAAATGATTAAGCTAATCCTTGAATGGGCTAAAGTTTCTGAAGAACCTTTTAACAACACCGAACAGATTGCAATTAAGGCAAAACAATTTGTGGATAATTTTGGGATATCGGAAAGCTTTGTTGCCGATCAGCCGAGTATGCAGGTGGTCAAATATCTACAAGGCGATACGCTGGCACGGGTCCGTACTCATGGGACATATAAGATTTCTGATGCGATAAACAGTTTAGTTGTTGACAATCTTCCGTATATGACCTTTAGTAAAATTGCTGAACTTAACCCTACAATGTTCAATCTTAAAGAGTGTTTGGAAACAGAAATTCAATGGTCGCAAGAAGAATGGGACCAAGCATTGGTAACACACAACATTACGGAACCCAAAGAATATGGCGATGTTGACGGAGTTTGCGAACATATCTTAAGCACTTTTCCTAACAATTTGACCTTTCCCAAAATAGTTTTTGGCCTTTTGAAAAAAAAGAAAGAATTGTTAGAAGAAGCATTTAACAGTCCGTCCTTGATGGTGGACTAGGATTAGGATAGAATTAACCCATGAACCGTGGTCAAATCCGTACGGCTGTAAAGCAACGCCTGGCAATCCCTGCATCCGGCGACGGCCTGTTGCCGGACACCACGATTGACTCTTTGATTAACCGTTCCCTAGCTACTATCTCAGCCACCAAGGAATGGCCCTGGTTGCTTGATACCCAGGCTATGACTTTTGTAGGCGGCTCGGCTACTGTCCCTAACGACTTCGTACGGGCCCGCCAGCTGGTTATTAACGAGCTTCCGGTTATGTGGGTCCAACTTGAGGACTTCCTTGACCCTGACCGTATGACGGCCACCTTTGCTTGGACGATTATCGGTAACAAGGCTCGGCTCAACCCTCTTCCGACAACCGATCAAAACGGGACTTTATATTACTACCGGAGCGAACCTGAACTGCTGAGCGACTATTCGACACCGCTTATGCCAGCTTTGCACCACCCTCTAATCGTTGCCTACACGGCGTACCTTGCAGCCATGGTCCGCCAGGACGAAGGGCGTGCTGCGGTATACCAGGCTGAGTACCAGTCAATCCTTAACACCATGCGAGATGACTTGAAGCAGAACACCTCCCGCCGCATTCGGTATAGCCCTGGTTACCAACATGCTGCGTGGTCATAATGCCAGCCTTTACTTCTACATGGGATGACTTTACCGGCGGGTACTTTGTCGGAGAGAACGACAACCGCCAGCCACGAAGCACATTCACTGGCGAAAACGTAGCCGTATCACTCAATGACGGATCTGTTGTAGCTACTAACAAAGTGCAGCAAATCCCCTTAAACGCTCCCGGCGAACACGATACAGGAATTGTTATTCAAAACGATTCTTTGTACATTGACGGTGGTGCATCGGTCAATACTTTTGTGACGCCCGCCGTTCAAGGTGGTGATTACATTTATTTTGCTGTTCAATTTATCGGTACTTCAACTACCACGTTTAAAATGTACCGCCTTCGTTGGGGAAACCCATCGGACCCTACTCAGAATTGTGAAATAAATTCAAGCGACGCTGTAAGTCTTACAAACACCTACACAATCACAAACGTTTTCACAACCAATGAAAGCGGGCAAATTTATGCCTACGTAGGTTCAAAAGACAAGATTTACAGATTTACCGGCACTGGCAACTGGGACGCAATCAACCCAGCAGCGATGACTACGATCACACTTCCTTCGGGTATCACGAGCGTTGACGGGATTACTGTTTGGAACGCTCGAATGGTTGCATGGTCTTCTACGACTGATTATGTTTATTATTCTGAAGCATTGAATTTTAGTAGCTGGCTTACTTTGAACTTTATTGCTCCAGGCTATTCAAATAACGGCGTTACCTGGGTGATCCCAAGATATGACGATTTGCTTGTTGTTAAACCAAACGCTATTTATTCTATTACGGGAGTATTGGGGGCTACGGCAGCTGTCCGTCAGGTTTCTGATGCTGTTTACCCATTGAATACTGATTATTCTTCGATTGTTTCTCAGTCCAATACGATGTTCTATTTGTCAAGATTGACGGAACCGTATTATGCAAACGTTAACTATCTGTCCGGCCAGCAAGTTGGTGTTGCTGCGTACCAAAACCTTGGACGCGCTTTTGTTTCCCCTTACGCAAACATTGATCACGTAACACCACCTTCTCTTGCTGCATCGTCCAATGGCGACGTTGTATGTACATACTCAGTAAGCGAGTTTGGTGCTGGCGGTTTTTATGCTTTGATTAGAAACAGGTTTGGAGATTGGCTAAGAATCAAAAGCGAATCGCTCAATTTTTATTCTGCCCCAATCGAAGGGGTGTCTCAAAACGATAAATTTATTAGGCGTTACAGCGCTGTAAACAACTATCAAACCCCGTCCGCTGTTTTTGGGTTTCCTCCTAACGCAATGGTGTTTATGCAAGTTGCCTCGAATATTACAACCAGCGGGTTTGGCGCAGAAGCTTTTGCGCGTTACAAGTCTATTTCTTTTGGTGTTTGGTTTCAGCAACAAGTAAACGCTGGCCATGACTATGCCGGGGATGACGACATTACTTTTGATGCGTTAACCGAAGGTACGCTTATTCTGTCCCCAGTGGATGACCAAAAAGCTTCTACCATCCGCCGCATTTATGTCGAAGCAACTCTTGATTTAGATTATATTAATTATGGCGATTTTTCCGGTGACGCAGAAATGACAGTCACAGTTATTAACGGGGCTCCGGAAGATGTTGCTTACGACCCTAACCTTAATTTTGTTTCTAGCGATCGTGTCTTCTCTCAAGCTCTTTCTAGCATTCCCAATACCACCGCTTTCACACCCGCAGAAGTCAAGACGGCACCCTACGCAAACGCCAATCCTTACAAACGTGTTACGGCTACACGTATCCTGCGTTTTGATTCAGACAACATGGGCTATGGTTACAAGCATAATGTGTCTATTAAATTTTCGGGTTTTAGGATTAAGCGTGTTTGGATTGAAGGCGATTCGCGATGAACCCAATTGAGATTGTGTGGAAACACCCACGCCAGGCCTATGAGCTGGCTTACGTGCTCAAGAACGACAAAACTCAAAGCTACGAAGAGTACGCTGCTGCTTTGCGGGAAAACATCGTTTCCCTGGAAGACCGGATCTCTCAGATGCAGGTTCAGATCGATGCCTTGTGGGCGGCAGCAGGCTTGTAGCAATACGCTACTATATATGGGATAATTGCCCTATGAACCTTCAAGTTGTCAAAGATGTAGCTACCCGCCTGATCGCCCTGTTTGTATCCAGCTCGCTCGGCATCATCACCGGCTCCTCGGTTATTGACGCATTTGCTAAGGATATCAGCGTTCCTCTTTGGTACAAGGCTCTCCAGGCTGGCGGTGCTGCCGTAGCCCTCGTTGTCTACGATCTCAGCAAAGCCCTTAGTGACGGAAAGCTTACCAAGGCTGAGGTCGACAAAGCATTTGGCGTAGACCGGGACAAGCACAGTGCCGCGTAAGTACACCGGCAATTCCGATGGAGCAGCTAAGGGCAAACGCCCTGGCACAGAAAAGCTCGTAGACCTCTGTAAGCGCCGTTGGAAAGCAAAATCTTTGGGGACCTGGGTCGTGCGGGACATGCGAGGCAAGCCAGGCCAGCTGTCGGTTCATGCTACCGGTAGGGCTGCGGATATTCAATTTCCTAATGACAAGGTTAAAGCCGAAGCCGTAGACTGGTTTGTGGAACATGCTGACGCATTGGGCATTGAGGAAATCCACGTGTATGACGCCGGTAAATGGGGCAAGGGCTGGCGCGTAGGCCGTGGCTGGAAGCAGTGGACCGAAAAAAGTAACGGTGGTACGCCAGGAGCGGATTGGCTCCATTTAGAAATTTCGCCTACATTTGCCGACGATGCTGAGCGCTTTGAAGCTGCTTGGCGAGCCCTGCCCAAGCCTGGCTGACGATGACTGCCGCGTGGTCCAGTCTTTTGGTGGCCCTTATATCCGGACCACTTATGTGGGTATTATATAGGTTGGACAAGCGCAATACTAGTCAACATGGACAAGCTGTTGATCTTATCCAGTCAGTTAAGCACGACGTAAAGGAAGTCAAGGATATGCAGGTTTGGATGGACATGAAACTTGACAAACATATTGACCAGGATCACCATGCCAATTAGCTATTTTGAAACCCTTAAAACACAGTTAACAGAAGCGGCTACAGCTAAAAAAGCTGCCCTTGACGCTGCTTATGACCGTGCCACTACTGCTACTTTTGATGCTTCCGGTAAGCCAACCTATAAAAAAGATGCTGCCGGAAATAACATTTATGGAACTCGTGACGTGCAGCATTTGGAAAATGTCCGCAACATAGGTGTAGGTGCCGAAGCTAGCGGGACTCTTCGCAGCGGTCAGAATCAAAGAAATCTTATTAATAACGAAGCTGATTACAGAGCTGACGTACTTGCTGCCAGTACTAAATTAACAGCGGACAAAAACTTAGTTGATACAGAAACAGGGACCAAGACCGCGGAGTATCAAGCCTTGTATGGGGACAAAGCTGGTGCAGGTTCAGGTGCAGTAGCAGGACCAGCAGCAGGATCAGCAGCAGGATTAGCACCCGCTACAGCACCCCCTGCAAGAACAAGTACTGTAACAAGCGGCGGCAAAACTACTGTCCTAACACCAGCTCAACAAAGCGCATGGGCCAATGCTTTAAAAAATGTACCAGCTTCAAGGGCTGGAAATAGAACCCCCGTACCAGCTGTACCAGCTTCAAGGGCTGGAAATAGAACCCCTGCACCAGCTCCTGCCAAAGCTCCTGCCAAAACGGTAGTTCCAAAAAGAATAGGTGGTTACTGATGACACGCTACAAGCCATTTAGAGATGCTGTTGCAAGCCGTGAAGAAGCATTTCGCGAGCAAGTACCAAACGTTTTAAACGTATCTAGTTTATTGCAACCCGAGCAGGGAACACCATCTTCCCCTCCATCAGCAATTAATCCTAACGAAATTCCTTCGGTGGGCGCGCTCGCCAATATGAAAGCCATTTCCGGCACTCAGTCAACGGCTCGCCAGGATCAAAACAAAGCAACTATTAGACGGCTTCCTCAATATGTCGATGCTTATAGAGGTTATCTTAAGTGGCGTTACCCTACACGCTACGGTGGCGGCGGTGGCGGCGGTGGCGGCGGTATCCTTGGCGGTTATGAAGTTCCTAGCCTTGGCGATCCGTTTACTCCTCCTAAACCGACAGGAAGATAATAGATGCTTGGCACAAAGACTGATCTTTTTAATGCAGCTAGCGGCAAAATGCCTAAACGTGTATTCACCAATACCGATTTCGGTGGCACTGGTACGACTACAACAACTACGCCGCAGCAGGGTACATATGCAGAAGCTTTGAGCCGCAAGGGTTTGCTAGCTCAAACCTTTCCTAGCCTTGCTGCCGAAAACGCTACCTATAAGACACAAACGGGCCAACTTTACGGACCATACGCAACGGCCGTTGGTGCTCCAGCAACGAAAACCTTTGCTGACGTTTTGGCCCGCACCGGTAGAACATCAAGCGGTAGCGGTAAGTACGGGGGATTTAGGAATGCTGGAGACTTGACTACAGCTATTGGCGGAGCGGCTATGAACGTTCGTGACGTTACTGTTCCACAACTTAGGGCTGCCGCTAGTGACTACTACACCAAGCTAGACAAGGGTTACCGCGGTGCCCTAGGGCCGTTGACTGGCTTTACTAGCGAGTACAATCCAAACGTTGTTAGCCCCGGCAACTTCCGCATTGCTGACCAGCTGTCAATGCCTCAGTATGCTAACCAGCGTGCTGCTATTAAGTCATTTACCCCAACCCTGGGATCTTGGTATACAGAACAAGCTAAGCCAGCTGAGGAATATCTACAGACTGCTCAGCAGCTTGAGATGACTCCGCTGTCTCAACTTGCTACTTCTATCGCAACCAGGGGATACGGCATGGATGCCAACCTTGCTGCCGGTAAGTTTGCAGGACTTGACTCAGAATACTTTAAGCGCAATCGCGATGCTGAATACATGGGCCAGTATGGCGTTCCGTACGACGAGTACACAGCTCTTCAGAAAGAAAAAGAAGACGCTCTCAATACCGCAAAAGACCAGGACGAAGCAGATGCTTTGTCTAACATTGAATCAATTACCGGATTCTCTTATGGAGCCTTGTCGCCAATTGCTGGTCAAACTAAGATTCAGATGTACAACACACTTGCAGGCAATTATTCATACAAGGACCTTAACAACGACAGCGTGTTGACAAGTTCAAATGGGGCTGGCGTTGTTGCTGCCTATAAAGATTTTATAGCTAACGCCAAAACTGATGAAGCCCAAAAACTTATTGATTCGATTGATACAACTCCTGGAGCAGAGTCTTTGGCACTTCTTCTTAAAGCCCTTCAAAACCGTCTTGTAACAATTCCTTCCAAGGCTAGCGAGAATGCTATTATTTGGGGAACTCCAATAGATCAGTAATGGTTATCCCAGCACAACCTCGCAAACTTCAACCGATAGCTACTAAGCCAAGGCTCCCGCCTATTCCTATCCCAAGACCTACGCCTAGCACCGGTGGTGGTGGAGGAGATGATGATGGCAATAGTTGGTTTGACAATTTTGCAGACGACGTTACAAATGTTGAGCTTAAATTATGGAACGGTCTTCCCTACATCGGAAGAAAATCACCAGCTAGCTCATCTTCATTAAGTCCCGTTGCAGGAAAATCTAGATTCCAAACAGAAACTCGTGAAGTTGCAAACGTTGTACGCAACGTTCCATCCGGCGCTATTCGTTTTTTTGGCGGCCTCGGGATTGATCTTGTAAAGCAATCTACGCCATTTATTTGGCAAGACGAAAGACCATACAGCGATCCAAACTCAACAACACGTCAATTTGCAACTAGCGTCGGTAATACTCTTCAGTTTTGGAATCGTGTTCCCGACTACGCAGAGCAATGGCAAGCTGGAGGACCTATCTCCGGAATGCTTATTGAAGACCTTGGAAACATTTCATTTATAGGCCGCGGTGCCGCAAGAGGCGCATCTTCAATTTCAAAAGCTACCGGCGCTTCTGCTGCCGAATCTGCTGCTGCCGCTTCTGTCGCTTCCCGTTCAGCCGCTGCTTCGGCTACAAGAGGGGCGATGGCAGATGCTGCTGCCGCTGCAGAAAGGGCTGCTTTATATACTGCAAAATCTGAACGCATGGCAAAGATTTCCGGATGGGCTGATCGTACTGCTTCCCGTACGGGCCATGCTATTGACTACGTAGACAAAGCAGCCAACTTTCCTTTTAAGCCTTACGTATGGGCAGGCAAAGGTCTTGGCCGCGCTTATCGAGAAGGTTTGTATGTAGAACAACTTTCTACCGGTTGGGGCGCACGCGCAGCCAAATCCTACATTCAGCAAATTGATGATCTTCGTAAAGCCAATCCGGAGATGCCGGACAACCATCCTGACCTTCAATTGCTTCGTAAAAAAGCGGCAAGAAACATTGCCATATCCCTAACCCATGCTACAAAAGCAAAAATCCGTCAAGCGGTACGCAACTCGGAGTTTGAAGCAGAGCTAGTAAAACAAACACTTCTCAACATTCAGAAAAACCCCGAGTTTAAAGATGTTGTCAATCCCGCCACCGGCGAAGCCTGGGGTGAACTTAGTCAAATAGAAAACGAAGCAATCATTGCTGTTATCAACGGCCGTGCTGCTCTTGTAAAATACCTTGTTGAAAACCTTAACAAGACACCTGAAGAAATTGCCGAGCTTGGCCGCTATGACGCCACTCCGGAATACCACCTTTCGGGATCAGGCGCTCGTTTATCAATTGACTTTGTAAACGGAAATCTTTCTCCCGAACAGTACCAACGCTTGTCTTCTGCTGTTGAAGGCTTGATGAAAGCTCTTGTTGAAGTTGCACAAAAATCAGTAGATGGCGTTGGCCGTCGCAGTGCTCTTTCTACTGACTACTTAATTCCTCTGCCTTTTGTCAATCGTCTTAAAATCGCTGTTGCAAAATCAAAGAACAAAGCCCTCATTGACCTATTTGCAGAAGCAGAAGAAAACGGAATCTTTGAACTTCCGGCTAACGACCCAGTACGCCAACAGTTTCTTATGGCGATTGTTGAAGCGTTGCCTGATGAACTTGCTCTTGACCCTTCCATGTACCCAGCGTCAATGCGAGAAAACATTGAGTTCTATCGTCGCGTTCGCCGTTCCTTTAACCAGGAGGCAACTGGCGCAGCATTGGGTGAACCTCTTCCGCCACGAGATGGTCGTCCTCGCGCACCCAAAGGTCCATGGGATCCATTTAAAGATTCTGACCCGGATGCAGAAGTTACAGACCGTCCTGAGCAATTTGACATGCCCCCATCACGGGGCCGCCTTAATGCTGCGGAAAACCTGTTAGGCAAAACAAAAGAAAAGCTCAAGAAGCTCGGTGATGAAATTCTCAAAATCACCGACAAAATTGCATTGCTTGAAGAAAAGCATGTAAAGCTACAGCAACAAGTTCGCAAGTACGACGTTGTTGACGCACACCTTGCTGGCATGAACGAAAAAGCAATTGCTAGAAAATACCGTATTCCGGTTTCTGAGGTTCGGGAAATCATTGCTAAGAGCCCTGTAGTAAAGCAGGCGGCTAAGCTTGCCGAAACCACCGCAAGGCTTGAAGAACTTCAGAAGGTAATTGGTAAAAAAAGGGCTTCTCTCCCCGAAAACGCAGTGGACGCAGAGCTTGCCGTATTGCAGCAAGAACTTGCTAACGCCCAAGCAGCGGCTGCGTCTGCTCGTCAGGCTGTTGACGCAGCAAGGAACATTAACGAGATTGCTCGCCAGGCCGACGAGTCAGCAATCAGCAATCTTACCGATGCAATCGTTCTTGCAGATGACGAACTGTATGACGGTGAGATGGCTTTCGAACGGGCAGGCGGAGATCTCGACACGCTTAAGGTTGAAGTTGATCCTAAGGAAGTATTCCCAGTTACTCCGGAACGTGGTGACGCATACATAGAACAGCTCAAGGCTGTAGCCCAACAGGCGCTTGAAGGATTGGAAGGCAGCAGCTTGCAGGCTGTTATTCCTAACTTTGTCACCGCAATTGAATCTGCCTGGAACGACGCTAACGAATTTATGGAGAATGCTCAGACGCCTGCAGAGTTGCGGGTTGCTGATCTCCGCATGGAGCAGCTTGGTGACGTTATCAACGACGTTACCCAGGAGCTAAACAAAGCCTTCTACGAAACACCTGAAGGCATGACAATGGAACAGGCTGTTGGTGAGGCCATCGTCAAAGTTCTTGGAGATGAAACAAACCAGCGGGTTATTGCTGGCACTGCACCACTGACGAAGGGCGGAGTCGTACGAGGTGGCGAACCACGCACAACCATCTTTAACAAGTTAAACACCAAGCGCAATGATGCTGGAGCGCTGGATCTTGGTTTGATAAATGACTGGAGTAATCCAAACATTATCATTATGAAAAAAGGTGCTGCAATTGATGAATTGATTCAATCAATAATTGACGACACTGCGGATACTTCTGTATTTCCACAAAGGGAAGTTTCATCTAAGGTTGGCACTGTCCATCAGCTTGCTACGGCGGCAAATATTATTGCTCGTTACGTTAAAGAAGTACGTGCTGCCACAACAAAAGAAGCAAAGATACAGTTAATTCTCAATCCTCCCGATTACGTCCCAGCAGAATTGTATGCAGAGATGACTCGCGGTATGAGTCGTGACACTATTCCAGCTGACGAAAATGGTCCAACCCATCCTCTCCGTAAGTTCTCTAAAAAATCTTACGAATATTTAAGAAAATCTCTTGAAGAATTAAACAAAATTGAAAACCATTTTGCAGTTCATAAAACTGCCACCCAAATTACATGGACAAACGCACGTATT